GTGTTTGAGGCAAGAGCAGATATACCAATTGCGGTGTTGTATGAACCTGTTGTATTGGTTTGTAGTGCGGCGGCGGTTATGCCATTGTTGCCACCAACGGCTACGTTTGATAATCCAGTCGTGTTTCCGTTTAGCGCATACGCCCCAACAGCCACCATGCCAATACCCGCAGTGTTTGCGTAAAGCGATTGATAACCAACAGCAGTGTTATTAGAGGCTGTGGTGTTGGAGTAGAGGGCGTAATTGCCAAGCGCAGTATTTGCGCCGCCAGTAGTGTTTGCGGTTAACGCAACGTGACCAACAGCCGTGTTATTTGCGCCAGTTGTATTTGCATAAAGTGATTGAATACCTACCGCAACATGGTCAGCTCCGGTGGTGTTGCTATACAGTGCTTTTTGACCAAGGGCGGTTACCGACCCAGTTGTATTACTGTATCCAGCCTGATAACCTACAGCAGTGTTGTTTGAGGCTGTGGTGTTGGAGTTAAGGGCCAGTTGACCAATGGCAGTGTTGTACAAACCGCTTGTGTTTGACAAAAGCGCCTGATAGCCAACCGCAGTAATATTCCCGCCCGTTGCGGCTGTTCCTGCCTGATAACCAAGCAAAGACAAACCTGCCGAAGTCGTGTTTGATGCGCCAGCCTGATAACCAACAGCAGTATTTAATGAGCCACTTGTATTAGCCGCTAAAGCGCTATAACCCACCGCAGTGTTGGTAGACACAGCACCTGCACCACGGCCTACAGTCAGTCCGCTTATAGATGCGTCTAAAGTGCTTCTAATGCCACCTGATACATCCAACTTATAAGCAGGCGAACTCGTCCCAATACCCAGACCTGTGCTGGTCAGGCGCATTTGTTCGCTACCTTTAAACCAAGCAAGGTCTGCGCTTCCTGATGGAATATAGTTATACCAGTCAGCAGTTGTTCCACCAGTTCGAACAAGATTTAATCCAACATTTCCTGACCCTGCTGTTGTTGCTCTAAGGTCACCAGTAGCAATTACTTTACCATTACCATTGGTAAAATCAGTACCATCAAACGTCAGCGCAGAACCAGTAGTCAGCGCACTTGTAGACGATGCGTAGACAACACCGTTAGCGGTGAATGAGGTTAAGCCTGTACCGCCGTTAGTAGTTGCAAGAGTACCGGCAAGAGTAATAGCGCCGCTTGTTGCCGAGCTTGGGGTAAAGCCCGTAGTTCCAGCACTGAATGTCGTTACCGCAACACCAGACAATGTAGACCACTGTGGGGCCGAGCCAGAAGATGTGAGAATCTGGCCGTTTGTGCCAATACCCAGCTTGGACAATGTTGTTCCAGATGCGTAGTAAGGAAGATCACCAGCGGTGTAAGACGATAATCCCGTGCCGCCATAAGCGGTCGTCAAAGCGTTTGTCAGGTTTAAAGTGTTGGCTGTTAATGTAGTTCCATTAAACGTCAGCGCAGAACCAGTAGTAAGCACCTTAGAGCCATTGAGGTATGCTACTCCGTTGGCTGTGCCTGCCGTCAAAATGATATTGCCGTTGCTCAGGGTAAAGTTGCCCGAAGTGTCCAGTTGCGCTTGCTGACTTCCGTTTGTGTAGAACGACAACGGTAAATACGTTCCCGTCCCGTTAATGCCAGACACCAATTGCACATCGGTTGAGCCGTTTGTGGCAATTAAAATCTTGGATGCGTTGGTGGGGTTGCTGTTGTTGAATGCCTGCCAAGAAGCAGCCGTACTGGTGCCGTTAGGCAAGGCATAAATGCCCGTCGTAGCATTGGTTGTACTGGTTTGGAAAGATGTACGGTTAGCAAACGTAGCGTTACTAAAGTCGCCTTGGAACAAGGCGCCGACACCAGCGGCGCCCAAGCCCAAAACCGTACCTGTGAAAGTCAGGTTAGCCGAGTCTTGGAGTAAACCGCCAGTACCGGCATAAGTCACCCGACCGGAAGTCAGGCTTGTATCCGTGATGGAACTAAACGTCGCAACACCGTTTGTATTGCTGATCTTTACAAAGTCACCGGCAACGCTGTTCCAGAAGATAATGGCTTTTTCGCCGTTGACAATCGTGACACCAGTAGTGGGTCCGGTAACGCCACGAACGATAATTGAGTAGCCACCGCTTGTAGAGTTGTTGACCACAAACATCTTGCTTGAGTTAGGAGCATTGATGTATCTGTTTGCAGTGCGAGCTCCNGTNCACAGCAAGTGCATGTACTGAGCCGTAGTTGAGTTAGGAGANGCAACAAGGTTTGAGCCAGCGCTGCTGCCGTTTGTGATGGACAGCGTGATGTCCAAGTCGTTCGTGATGTTGTTTGTACCAGCTATTGCAACGTCAACATAGACAGTGATACCGTTGTTAACATCATCGCCCCAGGTACCAGATTCTGTGCCGGTTACTGGTTCAGCTAAACCCAAAAGTGTGGTGTAGTTAATAGTCATCTTATTTCCTATTGTGTGGGTACGGGCACCCAACTTGGAGAATCAACATCAGACACTGCCGTCCATGAAGGTGAATCTGGGTTCGCAACGTTAGTCCAGTTTGGTGTCTGCGCCGTGTTTACGCTTGACCAGCCAGGGCTTTCGGCATCATTGATATTTTGCCACGAAGGAGTCTGATTGTCATTGACTAAACTCCAATAACTAATCGCCAAAGTCTGGACCGTTCCAGCGGCTCCAACCCCTATTAACTGAGCAGTTCTGCCGCCCATCGTGACAGAACCAACCAGTCCATTTGCACCAACGCCAGTCAGCGCAACCGTGACATTTGAAGAAAGGTTTCCTACTTGACCATTGGCGACAACCGGACCAAGAGGAACAGACATTGCCCCAACCTGACCGGTAGCGTTATTGCCTGTAATGCCTAATTGAGTATTTGGAGATACAGTTCCAACTTGACCCGTTGTACCAACGCCGGTCAAAGCAATCGTTAAGCTGGTTCCAACCGATCCTACGGAGCCTATAGCTACGTTACCAACATCCCCGTCTGTGTTGTTAGCCACCAATTGACCAACAGACCCGGAAGTAGAAACACCGGTGATACTTTGTGTTTGTGAGCTGGTAACCGATCCGGTAAACCCGCTTGCCAGCACACCAGACAAGGCGGCTGCATTACTGACGGAGACAGATCCAACCGATCCAGAAGATCCAACGCCAGTCAGGGCAATTGTAATGTTGACCGTTTGAGAGCCAACCGCACCGCTTGCGCCAACACCCGTTAGGCTGATCGTTACATTAGAGGAGACAGTGCCGACGTTACCGCTTGCTGCAACGCCGGAAAGGCTATCGGTATCCTGCTCTGAGACAGTTCCGACATTACCAGTTGCTCCAACACCAGTCAGAGCAATCGTGATATTGGGAGAGGCAGTTCCTACTGCTCCAGAGGCGGGGTCACCAGTTAATGGGGTACTACCAAATCCCCATACACCGCTGCCCCAAGCGCCACTGCCCCACCCGGACATAAATCACCTATTAGGTGGTAGACAAGCGCAGCAAAGCAGTTGTCGTAGTGTTAGAAGGCATGGTCAAAGTAAACGTGCCAGCAGTGATGGTTTGCGCACCGAACGTGTGAACGCTGACAGCAGCATTGCTCTGAGTTGAGTTATAGATCAACACAGTGTCAAAAGCCGTNGTCAAAGTCACGCCCGANTAAACCAAGTTACCCGATGGAGTCCAATAACCCACACCTGCTGTAGGCGATGAGTTGGTGGACGTAGGCGCAGTAGCGTTAGTCACCGCAATACCGCCAGCCGTATAGCCGGTACCCGATACCTCGTTGGTAGCAGAGTAAGCCGTAGTGGCAGCGTTAATGGTGGCCGTAGTTACGTACAAAGCTGCTTTAAAGGTGTCGGCAGCAGTCGTTCCACGGGTGGGCGCAGTGCCAAAGTTATGAGTCGCAGTCAATAACTGGCCCAAAAAAGAAGTGCACATTGATTGAGTGTTGGAAATGATAGTTCCTTTCGTGGGCTATGCCCATCTTAAGTTTGTGCTTGATAACCGCGATTGTTATTGCGGATAAAACTTATATGCCCTTGAGTAACACCAAGAATTTCTGCAATTTCCCTCTGCAATCCCTTGGCAGTTCTTGCAAATTCTACTTGCTCATTGGTTAATTTTGCTCGTCCATGCAATTCTCCAACACGCATTCTCATCTTTTGTTTTGCATCTTGCATGTTTTCTTTTCTTGTTCCAAGCTTTAAATGCTCTGGATTTACGCAAGCAGGCGTGTCGCATGAATGCATCACATCTCTTGTGTCAAGAGGACCATTAAAAAGTCTAAAAGATGCCCGGTGCGCAAGCTCATTTTTTGCTGGAGTCCTAAAAAGACCATATCCATTTTTCATGCGGTAAGCAGACCAAAGCCAGCAGCCATTCTCGGCTTTATGTATTTTTGACATAAAGCGTTCAACTTCCGACATTTTTTGCTTAGCCGCCACGGTAGGCTCCTTAAGCTATTGATGCGGCAACTAAATCCGCAAAGGGTGATTTCTTTAGGGTCACATGAACAGACCGATGCACCAGCTCAGAGTCTTTCCAATACTCAACCCAAGTGGTTAACTCGTTGTCATCTTCAAACGTTCCATCCTTGCGTTCAAGCAAAGAGTCGTCCATATCGCCGTAAGTGGTTGTGACAATCATCAAGCGCTCCTGATCAAAGCAGTGTTGTATGCATTAGCTGGCATGGTCACCGTGAATGTATTTGAGCAGCTCTTGTCTGATCCAAAGTCAATCACAGCAATCGAAGCATTGCTAGCCGTGCGATCATAAATCAGAGCGCAGCGTGCCGTAAATGCAGCAGGGTTCCATACAACGTTATTCCAGTTGATATAGGCTACGCCACTGTTAGCATTGAAGTTAATGCTGATCCCAGTCATCAGTTTCCCGCCAGCCGTATAGCCAGTTCCAACAACTTCATTGACTGAGCTGTAAGCAGTTGTCGCCAAATTCAAGGTGGCATTGCTCGTATACAGCGCCATGTAGATGGAATCTGAAGACAAGTTAAAAACACCACCCGTATACAGCTGGTACTTAAAACTTGTGGTTTGACCTTGGACTATGCTCATGGTACGGGTTGAATCCTAGTTTGACCAGAACGATAAGCATCCTGGCGGTCCATACCATCGCCCAGCCGCTTAGCAATTGCCAATGCTTCTTTGTACTTGTTATCGTAAAAAGCGATTAAATCTTTATCGCCTTTTTGATAAGTGTAGGCTTCAACTAAAGTCCCGTACAAAAGCACAGAATCAAAGTTATTACCTAGCCAAGACTGACCGACTGCGTTTGTAATCGTTGACACTGGCACTGTAAAACCAACACCAGAATTACCCAAGTATGTATTGGCAACCGTCAAGGAATCACCAGCCACATAGCCAGTTCCGCCTGAAGTAATTGTTGCTGAAGTAACGACACCAGCCGTTACTACGATGTTTGCATAGGCACTTGTGCCCGTTCCGCCAGACAAGGGAACGTTGTAGTAAGTGCCGCTCACATACCCAGAGCCGCCATTGGTAATCGCTCCAAGAGCCGTGATAGGCGCTTGAATAATTGAGTCTGGATAAAAGAAATAGTGCAGCTCTGCGTTGTAGTTCTGATCCGGCGTAGGACCGACCATGAACGCCAGATACAAAGGAGCCGAGCTCTGCGGACCAAACAAAGCATAGTGCCTTGGCAAATTTTGATAACTTGAAGTTGGATAGCACTCACGAATAAAGTTCACGTCTTTATTCAAAAGATACAAGTAATCCGTCTGGAAAACTACCAGACCAGATACCGCCCCAATGTTGTACTGAGACAAAGTTATCGTTGTTCCAGAAACACTCAAAACCTTGCACTGGTTGCCGATATTCGTACCGGAGACAGACTGACCAGCAAAGATGCCCGTGTTAGAAGCAACAGTGATTGTGTTTGTGCTTACAGTTCCTGTGGCTGTGGTACTTACACTTGAGTAAACCGCCAATGAATAAGGAGCAAGAAAATCATTGGGGCAAGCCAAGTAGGAATTACCAGCAGTCAATACGCCAGTCACGTTCTTACGCAATGACGGAAACTGAACAGAGTTAAATACCCTCTGCTCAGCTTGCGTGATAAACGTATTGATGTTAACCGTCTGGAACGTGTATTCCAGATACGAGTTAACTTCAGTGACTAGCTGGCTGTAATTCATGCCATCGGACCCCGAGCATAAACACCACGCTCAGCTGCGCCCGTGCCGCGAATGCGAGTCTTGCCTTCAGGCACTACAGCATTGCCGGTGTTTGAATCTTTGTCTGGATCAATACCCAGCGTATCACGCATGTGCAAAGGAGCCCCATCCATGCGATGAGGCTTTGCATACTTGGCTGCGGGTTCGTTATGAACAACACGGGGTTTAACGATAGCCGGACTATTCTTTTTAGTCGGCTTGACAATTTTAGCTGTAGCCATATTAGCCTCCACGCTGATAGCCAGCCCGAGCCAAATTGCGGCCAACAGACTTCATGCTATCTTGGTTAACACCAGCAATACCGCCCTTGGCGTAGTGCTTGATCTTGCCGCCTTTTTTGAGCTTGCTCAGATCGGTTTTCTTGTGCTCATGCAGCTGCTTGTCGTGCATACCAAAAGCCTTTTTAATCAGCTTTTTGTCTTCTTTGATGTCATCGTGTTTAGCCATCATTAGCTCCTTTAGGATGTGGAAATTGTAACTTGACCCACAGAAGTTGTGGAGATTAAATTGTTTGGCGTTAACACGGAATCAAACTGTGAAGCTCCGCCAATCGGGTTCCATCCCCACTGAATATCCCTTGAGCCACCAGAAGGCAAACCAAGCGCATTCAATCCAGAAGTTACATAAGTAATGTCAGGTCTTGGCTGACGCACCGCTTGAGGATCATCAACCGGATACATGCCCAATTGCAACTGCGGCTGATCTGGGTCCCAGCATTCTGGGCAAACTTTCAGCTGATAGAGCTTGGTCTTAATGACCTCCATCTTCAGCTGCTTGAGCTTATACCGCTGACCGCATCTATCGCACTCACTTATGCTGTATTTACCAGACGCAAATCTATTTCCCATTTAGACCCCGCCACTACCCAAGAATTGCTGGCGCGGAACAAATCTAATAGCTGCTTTTTCCCTGTCCTCACCAGCAGCCAGATCAAACTGTTCGTCGTAAGCCGCCTTGAGCATCTGAACCCGAGGCATTAGCTCCGGCACTTTCATGGAAATTTGGTACGCCAAACCTGCAGCCACTGCTGGCAAGAAACGGAAGTTCATGTCTTGTACATTCGGGCCTTGCCCTGCATCCTGCACACGACGCAAGCGCCAATACGCAAACGTATATGTAGTAGATGAGTCTGGTGTGGGCCATACAGTGATTGCCGGTAGTTTAGGAACATAGACCGCAGCGCCAAGCGAGTATGCTGATGCGGTTGTGTTTGCCTGCCCCCTAAAGCAGTTCTGTAAGGTATTACCAGAGATGTACGAGTAATAAATGATCTCACCGCTTGTAGAGCCAAGCTGGATATAGCCGTTAGCAGCCAATCCAACCGTGCTTGAAAGCGTGATAACCGTATCCGTAGGGGCTACCGCAGCAGCCGCCTGAATTGTTGTCGTAGATGTCTCGCCAGACATCCGTTGCACCCAAACCTGAATAGGGCGAGCCTGAGTCAGCTTGTTTGGAATCGTCGCATAGGTAGAAACACTAATACGAGTAATCGTCAAGTCAGACTGATTGGAAGTGCTATTTGCGTTTGTGCGAATGACGTGATCTAACAAGTCAATCGTATCGGTTGGCAAAGGGTATGTGTTCAATCCTGGCGTCAAGGTAATCACACCCTGATCAATTGTCCACATGTTGATACCACGGTTTTGCCACTCGATGGTCATCAAATTCATTGACCTGCGTGCTGTACGCAAGTCATATCCGCTACGCATTTCACGACCAGCTCTCTCCCATGCCTCCTCTGCTATTTCAGCAAAGTCAAGGTCAAAGTTGGTCGTTCCAGTAGTCGTACCGGAGTTGATAGACATGATTAAGCCTCGGCTGCTGGAGTCTCAGGTGTAGCGGCAACTTCTGCAACAGGCTCATCGTCTTCTACGATAGGCAAGTCCAACTGCCCCGCCAAATCAGCGATGACAACGATCAAGGCAGGGTCTGGCATCCCATAAGCATTAATCTGGTGCTGAGCACGATGATTCAGTTCATCATAAATAAACTGTGCGTCTTCTTTGCTAATCTGGATCATTTCTTTTTCCTTGCGGTTTTAGCCGAGTTAATAAAGTCCTGTTTAGTAGGAGCGCCCTTAGAGCCGACTTTTCTCATCTTCTCTTTGGAGCCGTGTGCAATACGCTCTTGCTTAGCATGAATGTTTGCGTACAAACCGGCTTTGCCGCCTGCGGAAAACTGCTCAAAGTCAGTGTCATCGCGGCGTTTTTTCATCCTACCTTTAGGCATTTTGCTGGCGCTAATAGCGCCCATTCCGCGACTTGACATCAATTGTGCATCCCCCTGAGTGTCTCGGCTAGGCGTGCCCGTTGCCCCAGTTTACCTGGAGCCTTGGCAGCCTTAGCCAATTTCTTGGCTGGAATCTTTTCACCTTGAGGCACACCCAGTTGCTTGTGCAATGCACCCGCCCGAGAGATTGCGTGTTGGATCCATTTCTCAGCCATGACTACTCCTGATTAATACTTACCGCCGTGGCACAGATGCTTTTGGTGTTTGTGCAAGTGCTCAACAGCTTCGTGATGCTTGTGGTGACCTGCGGCGTGTTTGCCGTAGTGTTCATGGTGATGAACGTGACCACCAGCCTCATGCTCTTTCAAATGATGAACCATGTGCTTGTGCTCATGGTGATGAGGAGCGTGACCGTGAGGATGAATAGGAGCGTGTTTATGAGACATGATTTTCACCTTATTTCTTATGATGCATCTTGGCTTTGCCGCCATGCTTCAGACCAGTGGTGCTGCCGTGCATTTTTTCTTGCAAGGCGCGAGTGTGACCTTTTTGCTGGATAGCGTGCTCGCCATGAGCGCGCTTCTTCTCGCCGTGCTCAATAGAAGTCAGACCTTTGTGCATGGTGCGCACTTCTTCCTTCATTTCTTTCTTGCCGCCAGCAGCTTTCTCAATTACTGTGCCGTCAATCTTGCCGCCTTTAGCGTAGTGGTGTTTGGCGTGAGCCTTGCCGCCATGCTTTAAGCCCATCTCGCCCATGTCTTTAGACTTAGGCACATGGTCAGCAGTCATGTGACCGCCTTGGTGCATGTGCATGTGGTGCTCAGCCATAGCCAAATGGTGATGAGCCAAATGCTTGTGGTGAGACTTGGTTAAGCCACCATGAGCCATACCGGGAGCGCCTCCCATAGGTGCGGCTGGAGGAGCCATAGGAGCTGCCATTGCTGGACGAGCTGGGGCGGTGCGACGACGAGCTGCTGCCGCACCCATTAATGCGGACATTGCCGCTGCTGCTTTAGGACTAGTTGCCATATCACCACCTCTTTTGAAATGTTTGCCTTTATCGGCTTCTGCGAAATCACGCCCAACAGATTGAGGGACGTGAACCTTTTTTGCAAAAGCCTTATTATGGGCTATTGCTTCCATAAAATTATGTTGTTTTTTGCTTGTGCTTGGCATATCAGAATTTTACGATCCAACCTTTACCAAAAGCAAAACCAACAGCTATTGCGCCAATCCAGATCAATAGCTTGTTGATAACGGTTTTACCAACTTGTTTGTAGAACTCGCCAGCCAATTCTTCAATGGCAATCTTTGCCGCTTCTTTGGCTATGGCTTGCTCACGTTCAGTAAGTTCGATGTCAACCATATCAACAATTCCATGCTCTTAACGATTTATTGATGCGAGAATTCGGGTCTTTTTTCGTCTTCTCGCCGGTCAACTTGGCTTTCATCCCTTCCATCCGGGCGCAGAAAGAGTCTCGGCGTTTGCCGCCCTCTGGCTGCGGAGGCTTCAGGTTCATGCCTTGTGCCTTCGCAGAGGCTCGACCCTTGGCGTTCAGTCCGCCTTTGGGATTCTTGCCTTCTTTGCGCGTCCATGCCGGGGATTTCATTACGTGCTACCCACATCTGCGTTTGCAATCAAAACGCCTCCAGCAAAGATGCTTCCAGTGTACGGTCCACCCGTGCTGGCTTTCATCTGAAACTGAATATCCGTTCCGCCTTCATGAGTGACGGGCACCGAATATGGGACGTTAAAAATCTGCACAAAAGGAGACTGAGACAATACGTTTGTGTTGCCGCTGTAACCCAATGGATAACCCAAATAGTTATCGCCCAGAACAGGCAAGTTGTATTTGTTGTACTCAGCAAAAGTCATGTAAGTACTGGACGTGAATCCAATGCTTGCGTTTGCTTGTACATAAGACAAATAGAACGTGTAACCCTTTGGCACAGTGTAGATTGACATCTGCGACTGACCAATACCAATGTTGATCTGGGCATAAAGCACAGAGTTGTTTTTGCAGGTGATGGTTCCTGCATTAACGCCATTGGTAATGTACAGACCGTTAATTCTTAAATAAGAGTTAACTGTCGTCACGTTTGTTGTGCCGTTTAGCGTAATGGTTTCAGACAGCAAGTTGTAGTTTGCATCTAAACCCATGACCAAAACGTTTTGTGTATCCGTAGTTGTGGATACCAAAGTCATTTGAACGGCAGAGCTTGGATAGGCATAAGCGCCACCAGACTGCGTGAGTCCTTCCCAGCAGGGTCCCAATGCCGTTGATCCAACCGCAGTGCTGTATCCAAAAAGTTCAATTGGATAGTGCAAAGCCACTTGGCCGCGAGCAACCTGCAGCTCAAAAGGCTCATGTCTACCATTTCTGGTAATTGAAGAGACTTGTGCTCCCATAACTAATCTCCTTGAGTTGTAAAACCAAGGGGCCGAAGCCCCCCGAGATTAATTAGTCGAAGTTACCGTATGGGTAAGTCGTTGCGTTACCAATGTTCATGTCGTTCTGGTTATAGCGAATAGTCACTTCAACTTGACCAGATGTCAAACCAGCAGCAGTCGTGGTCATTGCCAAAGTAACAACCACTTGACCATACCAAGCTGGGTCTTGACCAACGTATGGGTTTTGGAAATCTTGCAGCGTAGCATTTGAGTTAGCCAACTGAGAACCAACAAAAGTAGCCGTGTATCGCTGTGCGGCTGGGCTGGAGATGTTGGCAAACGTAGCGTAAACACCAGTAGACGTTGCAAAGTTATTTGAAACGTATGGCTGAATTGCGCTCACAGCAACAGGAGTACCGGCGCTATCCTTTGGCACTGTACCAATATCAAAGATCACATCAGTGATGTTGCAGCTGTAAGGAATATAGAAAACTACGCCGCGATAAACCAAGTTGGTAGCGTCAGCAGTTGGAGCAGAAGCCTTTGTAGGACCGCTATTGCTGAATACGCCAGACTGAGGGGTCCAGATCGTTGCGTTGCTATTGGGGATGTTGTTTGAGGCAACAAACTGACCAGAGTTGCCACCATAGTTTGCACCAGGTGTAGTAACAGAAAAATCCAAAAGAGCCGTTTGAACGAGATCGGTATAGCCAACATCGCGGTTAGGGCCGAAACGGTTTTGCCCAGACAGAATTGGGCCTGAAAAGGTGGAGCGTGCCATGACAGTAAGTCCTTATGCAAAAGATAACGTGCCGATTGTTGCATCATGACCGCTGGGGCGGCTGGTGGCACGCTTGAATTCCCCAGATGTCTCAATATACACCATCTAAAAAAATAGTCAACAAAAAGGGGGCCGAAGCCCCCGATTTTTTTACCAACCCTAAGATCAGTATGTGCCGTAAATACCCAATGGGTCAGACCAACCAAATGAGTAACGCTCACGAGACTTGTAACGAACGTTCCCTGTGTCAAAATCCCCGTCCATTGAATTTTGCAATGGGGTGCGTTCGAAGTGCTTCATGCCGTTAGGCACGTCGGTCAACAGGAACCAAGCATTAGGCGCGGTCAAGAAGTGGTTAATGGTGTAACCCTCTGGGATCGAAC